GTAAACGTCTGTTTTGCCATGATACCCCTTAGTAACTTAGGACATTATAGTCTAAAGTGCCATAAATCGTATCATTTAGGATAAATGCGTCTATGACTGGCTCTAATGTCGTGAACGTGGTTTTCCAACTATTCGGTGTTATGTTCATTCTTACACCAAAAATCTGTAATGTTTTCTCTAAGGTAGATCCGCCTGGCTGTGTAGTAATAACCTGTATTGGATCAAAGAAGTCTAGGTCTAGGGCTGCAATAATGCCGCTATTGTAATTGTCTGTGTATAGGTCTAGGACTATAGAATCTACTCGGATAGTTGTCTCAGCTCTACTAGCGACATAAGCCTGTGCATAATCTAGGGCTACTGCATCAGTTTGCATAAGTAGGTTGTCTAAAAAGTAACTGTGTAAGAAGTATTTATCTATGCTGTCTTGATTTGTGGCTACCTGTGCAGTGCCGCCAATTCTTGTAATAGTAGCTTTGTTAAATACTAATACATCATTAAGAATCCATGCTGCATCAGCATAAACTATACCTGTGCCATTGTCTGCAAAGACTGTAGGTGTGCCGCCAATAGATCCAGCCGTTACAGATCTATCTTGGAATACGAATGAGCCAGACGCATCTACATATAAAGCACCATACTCTGAATCTGCAACAGTTTGCATAGCTGCCAGTGCTGTGCGGTTAGTGCCCGGATCTGCTTGCATAGTAGTAAGTCCTGCATCTACATCACGCTGACTGGCTGGCCATGAAATAGCATCTAACAATTTATTTACACGTGTGCCACTCAATTGTCCAGCACCTGAATCTGTAACTGTGCTGATCTGTGCATTAAAGACTAATCTAAATGCATCTACAGCTTTAATCTCAGTATATGCAACTTCTTCTGCATCTTTAGGGTATGTAGTTACATAACTTGTAATAAATCCTGAGAATATTGGATAAGTAACACTGCCGTAAGTTGCAGTAATTTGCACTTTTCTCATCGGTGTTAATAAATTATAATACGGGCCAGTAACATTCTGCGGATTAAAGTCGCCATTCTGATCTATTATGCGTAAAGTAAGTGCGCCTGTTTGAAATTGATCTGATAATGCGTTACGGCCTCTGCTAGTTTCAATACGATTTACTTGACTTGATACGTCAACGATTATAGATGATGCATCGCCTAGTATGTTAGTGTCTAATATGCCTGTATCTAATATCATGGCCTGAGCAAAACTAGGCCCAGTGCTAAAGTTTATAAATGCATTTATTACAGGCAGTGTCACTACAAGCCGCCATTAACCGTCTGTTGCAAACCATTCTTTTGATTCATTAAAAATGAGTTATAAATTAACTGACCGAACTCACCAGCGTTAGGTGCTAACTCTAAAGTTACATTTACTGGTGTAGCAGTTATTGGCCCAGTGTTACCACCTGCTTGGCCAAAGGGTGTGCCTATAAATGGTGTAGATGGCACGTTAGACATTCCACCACCTTGACCCGGTGCTATGTTTCTTACTGGATCATACAATGCAAGTCTTGCTATTGTTGCTCTAAATGCCGCTTCTAGTGCTAGAGCACTTGCAGCCATCGCCTCAGCCATTTTTTTTGCGGCTTCTGCAGCGTTCATCTCTGCTAATAACTTTTTAGCCAAAGCCTCGTTATTGTCTAGGATTGCTAACTGTGATTTTAGGCGTAACTTTGTCTCTTCATCTGTTGCAGCGTTTAGTGCAGCTGTGAGTCCTATGCGCTCTAAGTCAAACTTGTCTCGTAATGCATCTACGGCAGTCTTTGCTTTGAGTGCAGCATTTTCTTGCTTACGTAATGACACACTAGTCTTAATCTGTGTAACTTCTTGCCTTAATAAAATTGCTCTGCTTGTAGCAGGTGATAATCTAGGTGCGTTCGTATCAGATTTACGCAAAAACTTGCCGCCTACTTTAACGCTTGCATTAGGGTTTAGTAGTCCTATGACATCGCCAACAGTCCTAAATGCGTTGCCTATTTTCTCGGCTGCATTAACCATCTTTACTGTAAATGTATCTATATCGTTACTGCCAGATAAGGCGGCTATGGCATCTAGTAAGCCCTTGCCTATTGCCTCTTTAGATTCATCTACGGCTACAGTTAATTTAGCCATACTGCCTGCATAGCCTTCTACAGCTGCTGCGGCCTGACCTGCAAAGTTAACGTTAAGTGTGCGCTGTACTTCTAGAAAAGATGCTGACTTTAATTGTGCCTTGCTTAGTCCTACGCCTAACCTGCCTAGTGCTACGTTATCGCCCATATAGGCTTTAGATAGGCTAGTAGATACAGCTGTAAGATCCTTGCCAGTGCCTGCCGATACGTTTAGTGCAGTCTCAAATAAACTCTGTGCCTGTGCGACATCTTTAGTAACTATAAGTAAACGCTGGAAGCCTGGGATTAAACTTTCATCTACTATGCCAAACTGTAGCGATAACTTCTTTAGATATTCTTCTATGCCTGGCTGCTCAAACTCTAAGCCTAAGTTGCTAACTGTCGTGCGTAGTTTAGCCGCTGCCTTCTCGGATTCTACAAAGGCGTTAACTGCGTTCTTACCAAAGGCTACTAAGGCTAATGATCCAAATACTTTGGCAGAAGTCTTGCCTAAAGCTTTGAGGTTTTTATCAAAAGCTGATATTTCTTTCTTGCCTTTTTTTAATCCTTTGTTATCAAAGGTGCTAAGTACCGAGGCTACAATTGTTGGCACAGTTATACTCCTGTAAATCCGCGAGCTGATCGCTCTTTATAAAATTGCAACACTTGACCTTTTTTCTCTAAAGGTAACTTCTTATAATAAGCAAAGATTGCATCGTTAAGTGCTTTTTCTATGTTTGCATAGATAGGGCCTTGTTCTTTTTCCCAAACTTTGTAAAGCGCACGACCAGTATTTCTACGACCTCTACGGCCTACAGATCCTTTAAGTGTTGCATCTACTAATGGTGGCAAGGCTGCAATAAACTCTGCGCTTGCATTTGGATTTAGTGATGCGCCACCAGGTGTGCCTTGTTTATTTTTTCTACCTGCCCATTCAAATACCATACCTGCTCGGTTTTCGTTGCTTACATAATTGTAAACAGAATAGCCTTTATTGTTTTTCTTATTAGGCCCCAGTTTATATTTTATGCCACCCTGTGCTTGGCTTTGATCATAAGCAGGAAAAGGTTTTTTCTGCCCTGCAACTTCTGGTGCTTGTTTTAGCCAACCACTTAATACGCCTGCATTGTTTGGGAACTCTCGTTTAGTTAATGCCGCTACTTTCAGCATAGGTGTTTTAAGCTGTGCTTTAACATTTTTATACATGTCATCATCTAATTGATCTATGGCTTTGAGGAACTCTCTAACGCCGTTTACGACTACTGGCATTTTTGATCTCCTTTGCTCTATCGCTTAACACCTGCACTATTGCCTTTAGCATTTCAGAATCCATGTTAATAAACTCACTAGGCGCGATCCCGGTCTCTACACTTAAAGCAGCCAATGTATAGAGAATGGAGTCACGCTGCGTTATTTTTTTTCTTCGTCTAATACCTCGACAGTTTCTAAGCTGTCAATAAACTCAATACCAAATATAGGTACAGTTACGTTAGCCCTACGTAAACACTCATGCGCTAAGAAATAAATCTCAGTCTGCCGTTCGTGATCACGTAGGACTTTACTAATTCCTGCGCCATACTTTAACTCAAAAGCGTACTCAACACCTGGTGTTATCTTATGCTCAGATACTTCACCATTAGCCCTTGTTATCTTTAGCTTTGCCATTACTGCTCCTTATGCTGTGGTATCTACTACGATAACACTTTGGCAGGTGAATGTGATTGACTGTGTGCTTATGTCGCCCACTGCGCCATTTACATCCTGTGTGTTATTTACAAGCACTGTGGTTTGATACTCAGGGTTAGTTGCGCTAATTACTGCAGAAGTCTGCTTTAGTGTTAACGGCACTGTAGTACCCCATGCAGCCTGCAGCGTAGCGTTTACGTTGCTTGCAGCTGTGTCATTTAAGAAGTCAATAGTGATAGTGCTAGCCTCTAGGCCCTTTGCAAACTTATGAGCGGTATCGCCCATAGCTGTTACTTCTAATTCATCAAATGAGCGGTTAATTGTTACAGCTGTTACGTGATTGCTTAGATCCACGCTATTCAGAGTAACAACAACGCCGTTGCTTAAATAGATTGCCATTATTCGTTGTCCTCATGTTTTCTAGCCGCTGGTTGTTTAACCGCTGCTGGCTTGTCGGTAATCTGGCCTATCTTGACCAGAAAGTCATATTCTTCTTCTGT